GCCCGCGCGGTCAGCTGCGAGATCGACAGCCCGCCCGTCTCGTCGACGTAGAGCGGCAGCGATTGCAGTTCGATCGAATAGTCGCGAATCTTCTCGAAATCGGTCTCGGTGATGCCGCCGCGGCGGATGGTTGAGGAAGCGATGCCGGTCTGCTCCGCCAGAATCCGCGTCGCCAGCTGCTCGGCCGACATTTCGCAGGAGAAAAAGCCGACGATGCCGCCATTGACCGATTTCTGGCTGCCGTCGGCCTGCAGCTCGGCGCGGTGCGCACGGGCGATATTGTAGGCGATGTTGGTGGCGAGCGCCGTCTTGCCCATGCCCGGCCGGCCGGCGACGATCACCAGGTCGGAGTTCTGCAAGCCTCCCATCTTGACGTCGAGATCGCGCAGGCCGGTGGCGATGCCGGACAGCTTTCCGTCGCGCATGAATGCCTGCGCCGCCATATCGACCGCCGTCGTCAGCGCCTGGGCGAACCGCATGAACCCGCCGTCGTAGCGGCCGGATTCGGCGATTTCATACAGCCGGCGTTCGGCATCCTCGATCTGCGCGCGCGGCGCAAAATCCACCGGCGCATCGAACGCGACATTGACCATGTCTTCGCCGATCCGGATCAGGTCGCGCCGCTGCGCCAGGTCGTAGACCGTTCGGCCGTAATCGTGGGCATTGATCACGGTGGTGGCTTCCGCGGCCAGCCGCGCCAGATACTGCCCGACCGTCATGCCCGGTCCGAGCTCGGTTTCCGCGGGCATAAAGGTTTTCAGGGTGATCGGCGTCGCCACCTTGCCGGCGCGGACCAGGCTCGCGGCGGTCTCGAACATCAGCTGGTGGACCGGTTCGAAGAAGTGCGCCGCCTGCAAAAAATCCGAAACCCGGTAGAACGCGTCGTTGTTGACCAGGATGGCGCCGAGCAGGCTTTGTTCGGCCTCGATGTTGTGCGGCGGCGTGCGAAAGGCCGGTTTTGTCGGATCGCGGGCTAGCGTGTGCACGGTCATGACGCCAGATCCTTCGGAATGACGCGGGCGGGGCGCCCCGCGCGGTCCAGCTCGCGCCAAGCGCGGTTGGCGGCATACATGCTGCGATCGTCGCCGATCGCCTGGGCGGCGATGGAGAGCCTGGAAAGCACGCGCATCGCCTCGTCCCATATTTCCGCTGGATCGATCGCCGCAATCACCAGGCGGCGCCGGCGCGCCTTCTCCTCGGCCTTGGCGCGATCGGCGATCAGATCGGCCTTGTAGAGCCTGCAGGCGCCGATCGCGGCGCGCTTGTCCAGGACGGCCTCGAAGCAGTCGCGGCGGATGCCCCTGGCGGTGACGGTTTCCCGGAACACCAGGAATCGGCCGGCGGCGTTGCGGTTCACGGTCCAGCAGAAGCGCACCGTGGCGCGGCCCTTGGCCTTCACCGCGACATAGCGGTAGGACGCCTCGACGCCGGGATCGAACACCCGCACGCTGCGATGGGCCCTGGGATCGCGCTTTGCCAAAACGACGTCCTGCTCGCGTGCCGATCGCTCCAGCTCCTCAAACGCAAGCTGCGGTGATGGCGCCGCCTCGATCGCCTGATACGTGTTGGCGCCCTTCGGAATGGCGAATACGTTCACGAGCTCGCCTATGTCGGCATAACCCAGGACCTGGCGGCCGCGACACCACATCACGCGTCCAGCCGGTACCGTGCCGGCCTGCTGCAGCTCCAGCTCCTTGAGCCGGCAGCGATCGGTGACGCTGAGGGTGCGGGCGGGTTTCACGGCAAATCGCCGAGGTCGACCAGCTCGCCCGGCTTGTCGATTCCCATCGTGGCGCAGCAGCACTTCGGCCAGCCATCGCGCAGGCTTTTTGCGGCGTCGACCTTGCGCGACCTGCCGCAGCGGCCGCACCAGACAATGCCGGCGAGCAGCGAGGGATGCGACGAAGCGATAGTGTCGTACAGCGCCTGGTGGCGGCGATGGACGGCCGCCAAATGGTTGAGAAAATCCCTCATGCGGCAGGCCTTTTCATTTCCGGCATGCCGTTGTGCTCGATGCCGTCGAGCAGGCGGCCAGCCTTCTTTTTGCCGACGCGCCGCACGGTGCGTCCATCTGGAAAGCTGAAATGCCTGCCCTTGCCCTTGACTTCGCTGACCGAGACCCATTCCCCGTTCTGTTTGTGGAAATAGGCAACGCCGGGTGAGGCGCATTGATCGCGGATGTCCCGGAACCATTGGGGATTGCTCGGCCGCGCCTTCGGCCCGCTCTCGCCGCCGCTGATCACCTGGTTGAGACCAGAGCCAGTTTGACCGGTCGGCGGGTTAAACGCATGCGAGCCGCTCCAACCTCCGACTTGTCCGCAGTCCGGACATCGCGGCTGGTACTTACCCGCGTAGAGTCGCCGGCAGCTCGAGCATTGCCACGCGATTTGAAGCCATCGCGCGATATCAAGCTGCCCGAGCGCCGGCTCGTAACTGATGAACCGCACTGCCGCCGGCGTCCGCAGCAGTTGGGGAATGCGCTCGTCGGCTTCCGGCTGGCGCTCGGTCGAGACGCCTAGCCAGACGTTGGGCAGCGGCCAAGCCGCATTGGAGCGAAGCGCGCAATCGCGGACGATATTGTTGCTGATGTATTCCCGCATCCGCGCCGCGCGTTTGGTCAGCACCTGGTAGGTATGATGTGGCGTCAGCATCATCTGGGCGAAAATCTTGTCCAGCCATTCGTCGCGCACGAAATCGGCGAACAGGTCGGTCATCGAGCCCGGGAAGATCATCCGCGGCTTGTTCCAGCGCAGCGGCTTCAGCAGCGTTTCCTCGCAAAGGAATATCTCGATACCCTTGCGATGCCCGGGCTTGAACGGCAGGCCGGTGCCGAGCCGCTTGTTGAAACCTTCCGCGTAGCAGAACTCGCAGCCCGTGGTGGCATGCTCGCAATGCCAGCCGACCTTGCCGGTTTTCAGGTTGCGCGCGCGGATCGGATTCCAGGTCGCGTCGGTCCACTCGATCGCGGAGTTGTCGCTCATTGCGCTTTCCTCGTGTCCGGAATTGCCAGCCCGAGGCTTCGGATCAGATTGGCGCTGTCAGCCCAGCGGGCGTGCCCGAGCCAGGCCGCCAGAAACTTCTGCAGCCGATCGCGATCGCCGGCGGCGCGATAGGCCGCGATCTTGCGCCGGGCCCGGGTTACGCTGTCCCGGCGCATCAGCTTGTGGGTCGCCCAGATGCGGTAGCCGAGAAAGTTGATGCCGCGCGAAACCGGCGCGATCTGCCATTTCGAGAATCGGAGGCCGAGCTCGCGGGCCGCGAAATGCTCGATCGCCCGCTTGACCTGGTGCAGGTGCCCGGAGCTGCGGCCGAGCACCACGACGTCGTCCATGTAGCGGTACCAAAGGCGCTCGCCCAACGCCTGCTGCAGATACCGGTCAAGAGTTGCGCCGGCGTAGAGGTTGGCGAAGATCTGTGACGTCAGGCTGCCGATCGGCAGTCCGACACCGTCGCGCGGCACCATGGCCTCGATCAATGCCAGCGTGGCGCGGCAGGAAATCTTGGCCTCGATCAGCCGCCACAGCACCTTGCGGTCGATCGACGCGAAATAGGCGCTGAAGTCGGTTTTCAGGAAATACAGCGGCCCGCCGCGGCTTTCCCGGCGGAGATCACTCTGCAGCAGCACCACGCCGGCGTGCGTGCCCTTGCCCGGTCGGCAGGCGAAGGCGCGCGGTAGCAGCGCTAGGTCGAAAATCGGTGCGATCGCCAGGCAGAGTGCCTGCTGCGCCACCCGGTCGCGAAACGGCAGCGCCGAGATCAGGCGCTTCTTCGGATCGAATACATGGAACTGATACGGCTTGCCTTCGACATAGCCGCCTTCCGACATTTCGCGCGCGAGTTCGCTGAGATTGAGCGGCCCGAATTCCTTGAAATCGAGATAGCCCGGCGTCAGGCGCTTGCCGGCGGCCGTGAGCTGTAGCGCCCTGTCCATATTCCGGGGCGAGGTGATCTTCCCGATCAGATTGCGATAGCGTTTGGTCATGTGACACCTGCGACAAAGCCGGCCGCGGGTCTCGACAGACGCAACGCGCGCCCGCTACGCCCCGCTATGCCGGACCGTGAAGTGTGTTCGCCGAAGCAGGACAGGCGGGCTGACCACCAGCCTTGGCTGATTTGTGGCGCGAATGCCGCAAGCGGCACGCGCGCTGTGATCCGCCGGCGGGACCGTAATCGACGCCGAGCAGCAATCAGCGTGAGGTCGTCACTGCGGCCCCGAGCCCCCAGGTTCTCGTTCGAGTTGTCGGGCCAGTTGGTGGCGACGTTCGCGTAGCGCGAGCCAGCGTTGCCGTCGTTGATCCAGGACCCGCCGAACATGGAAGCGCGCGGCTGCATCGTTACCCCGCTTGCCCTTTCGAAGGCCTTGCGGCCTCCGAACTTTTGAGCTTCCGCTGCCAGGCATTCAGCATCCCGCCGGCCTCAGACAGGAGCTTGAGCGCCACCTGGTGCTGATGCGGGGTGACGATGCGAATGCCAGGTTTGACAAGGAAGCGCAGATATGACCGCAGCGTCGCGAATTCGGCGTCGACGGCGTAAAGCCGCGACACCTGGCGCGATTTGGCGGCGTGGTAGAGGCCGCCGATCGGCGGAAACAGCCCGGCGAGTACGGCGTCGCGGAGGACGCCGTGCTTGCGGGGACTGCTCTGCAGGATCGGATAGAGATAGCTCAAAAAAGCCTCGTATTTCTCGACAATCGCCAAGGCGTCGGTTGCGGAATTTTCATCCCTGACCATCGTTGTTGTCCGTCGCCCTGGCGCTGTCGCGCCAATCAAACAAGTTGCAGGTGGTCACCGCGGCCCCGAGCCCCCAGGTCCCCGTCCGAGCTGTCGGGCCAGTCGGCGGCGACGCTCGCGTAGCGCGAGCCAGCGTCGCCGTCGTGGAACCAGGACCCGCCGAACACGGAAGCGCGCGGCTCGTCAGGATCTCCGTCGTGGCCCCAGACCCAGAGATTGCCGGTCGCCTGCATCAGGCCGAACTTGCTGGTGCGCGCCGCGTCAAGCCCGGTGATTTTTGGATCTCCGCTGCGGGCCGTCTTTTCCGTGACGCCAAAGGCGGCGGCAAAGAAATCCTCGACGCTGAGCAGCCCCTTGCCGTGTGCGGTCATGACCGCGGCGGCCGTCTCATAGTCGAAACGCGGATATGTCTTTCCTTTTGGATCGAGCGGGCGGGCATTCCCATCGGCGATGACGGCGCCGAACTTGCTCGTTCCCTCGGCGCTGCAGCTCGCGCCCGTCAGGTAAATGTCAGCCCAAAACTTGCGTCCGAAAAGATCAACGAGCGCCATGCCGCGCGGGTCAGGGCAGGCGGGGCGGAATTTCAGGTCCCAAAGCGAGCACGGGTTGATCGCCGGAATGTCATCACCGCCCGCGCGCGCCGGCGCGTTCCCGCCAGGCGCGAAATGAAAGCCGCCAAGGCACAGCTCGTTTTCCGGCGCGCCGATCAGTTTCACAGCGCTGGGGCCGTCGCCCACGGCAAAGAGAACGGCGTAATCGGCGCCCGCCTCGAGCCCGGCCTTCGGCATCGCGATCGGCGTGTCTTCTTTGAAGGTATATCCGGCGAATCCGGTGCCGGCCTTCACGACGATGCTGTCCCGTCCAGTCGCCTTTAGCGCCGGCGAGTTCGGATTGGGCTTTGTAAGCGGCGGGGCTGCCGCGTCTTCGATCTTGGGCTGGGATTTCATGATGTGGTCTCCAGACTTAACCGGGCCTCCCGCCGGCGGGGTTACGCTTCACAGTTTTCTTAGAGAGGACCCGGATCGCATCCGGCGGCTGGGGGTGCGGCGATCGCCACGCCGAAGTCATAGGCCGCGCCGTCGACAAGGCGGACCAGGCTGCCGCTGGGCCCGTGCCGACGATGATTTCGACCGTCGCAGCTGGCTTAAGGTCGTTGGCTGAAAGCTGGAGGTTCATCGGCCTCCCTTCCGGCGGCGTCGCGGCTTGATCGGCATCTTGCGCATTTCCTTGGTGGTTTTTTCGCCCGTCGACGGATGGCGACCAAGCTTGCGCGCAGCATCGGCCTTGCCGCGCTCCTTCGGGTCGATGTTGAAATTCAGGCCAAGGTTGCTGGCGATCTTCGCAACGTTCGGGTACGGCCGTCCGATCAGCTGCACCGCTTCGCCTAATTTTTTTCCCTGACGCCAAAGCTTTTGCAGCAGCTCGTATTCCTCGTCGGTCCATCCGACCCTCTGCTTCAGGCCCATGTTGCTGGCCCGAGTTCTGATCGATTGGATTGGTTTTCCCAGTTCCTCCGCGATCTGTTTTGGCGGAACTTTGCGCTCGTAGAGCTCCTTCAGTCGCGCAATCTGTTCGGGGGTCCACGGCTCGACCGACCTGTCATAGCCGTGCTTTTGCGCGAACTTCGAAACTGATGTGACGCCGCGGTGATAACCGGCTAACCGCAGATCAGTGATGATATCCCGGTTCGACTTTCCAGCCTCCAGACCGGCTTTCGCGATCGCGGTTTCTTCTTCGGTGTAGTAATTGACCCGATCGCGGGTGATGCCGAGATTGATTGCGCGCATCTGGACCGCGACGCGGCCGCGATCGAAGCCGGCCGCGGACAGCATTCCAACCATGTCCATGATCTTGACGTCGGGATCACCGTAGGCGGCAATCAGGATCTGATCTTCCTCCGGCGACCACGATCCTTTTGCGATCGGGTTTTTGTTGGTACATCCCAACGCCCCCGCGCGCATACAGATTGCAGCGATACTCCTTGCGCGATGACCAGCGTCGACCAGCTGGCGCGCGATTTCCTTCAGCTCGACGATGTTGGCATAGCCGTCCTTGATGATGCGGTCTTCTTCCTCGCTCCAGTATCGTCCAGAACCCTTATTGTCGGTTGTGGCGGGAGGCTGGAAACCGGCCGCGGCGATCGGCGCCTCGACCTTGCGGAGCAGTTCGGCGGCTGTTGCCGCGGCGATCGCCGGCGGGGCGACCAAGTCGGGCGCTTTTCCCTTGTGGCGAGATTGCACGCCGGCAGCCTTGAAGCGGACCCGGCCCGAGCCGAGTGCGGGGCCGATGCCGATGAACTCGCCGTCAGCCAAAGTGCGCAGCGGCCGGCTCTGGCCGACGGTGAAGCCGAGAAGGCCGCCGCTCCGGTCGACGTCGCGATCGAACACCGTCCGCCCGACGATGATGTTGGTCGCTTTTGAAACTACCGGCGTCGACGTCTCGGCAATGCGCCCGGTCGCGATCACGCCGGCAAGACCGCGTTTGCGGCCGCGGCTCATCAGATCGGCAAGCGCGCGGATGCAGCGCTTGCGGGTTTCCGGCTCGACGTCGCCTGGGTCGTAGCGCGGCACCAGGCTTTGGGTTTCGTCGACCAGCACCAGCAGAGGAAACCAATGGGCGGCTGGCGCTTCGACCAGGCCGGTCGCGATATCTGCCGCAATCGCCACCGCGTCTTCCGAGGTCGCATCGGAAAGGTCGACGACGGCGCTATAGCGATGCTCGCGCAGATGGAGGGCAAAAGCCTGCCCGCCGATTCGCATGATATCGCCCGAGGTGAATACCGCGACGTCGAAGCATTCCGCCAATGTCGAAAACTCCCCGTCCCGATCGAGGAGGAGCTGCTGCACCTTTCCAAAGGCTTGTTCGAACAGCCGCCGAAGCAAGGTCGATTTGCCGGCGCCGCTATTGCCCTGGATCAGTAACCGGCCATCGATGAGGCGGCCGAGGCCCAGCCCGATGGCATCCCGGTTGCTCGCATGGCCGAGCAGGATCTCGCCGTCTGTGATTTCCCGTGGCGGCCGCGCCACGATGACCGGGGGTGATGTTGATACTGCTGCGCCGGTACCGCGCTGCAGGGCAAGTAGCAAAGGATCGACGCGCTGCGCGACGCCCATGGTTTTCTCCTCTTTGGATGTAACGGGG